AGCACGCGAATACCTTCGCGCCGAACCGCCACGCTTGGCCGTGCTGCTCGATGGCCTAGATCGCACCGGCAGGGAAGAACTGCTCACGAAAACCTTCGATGAATACCTGCGTCGCATCGCGAACTGGCGCCAAGACAACGATGCTGACGCTTCCTGACACGTCTGCTTGGGAGGCCGCTGCCGCCGATCGAATCTTCGGCGCGGCCTGGTCCGACATGGCACCACCGGCGCACATGGGTATCGGAGAATGGAGCGAAGCGCGGCGCACGCTGAGTAGCGAAGAATCAGCGTTGCCTGGCGAGTATTCACTCGAAGCCACTCCTGCCTTGCGCGGCATCCTTGCCGCCTGTTCTGACCCGAAAATTCACAAGGTCGTCAACCAAAAACCTGCGCAGATCGGCTACACCGCTGGAATCGTGTGCAACGCAATCGGGTATCACATCGACCACAAGCCCTCGGTGATCGTGGCAGTCTTCCCTCGTGAAAAGTCAGCCAAGGATTTCAGCACAGAAAAGTTAGAACCGATGATCCGTAATACGCCGGTACTGCGCGCGAAAATTGACCTTACCAGTAGAGAACGCGGCCAGGGTATGACTCGCCGCAGCTTTCCAGGCGGATTGCTGAAGCTGGTTGGATCGAACTCTCCGGCCGACGTGAAATCCACATCCGCCAGGGTAGTTATCGTCGAAGAACCTGACGATGCGGCGACGGATGTACGCGGTCAAGGCGACGCGATCAAGCTGGCCGAAGAACGCGCAAAAACCTACCCGGACCACCTGATCCTGATAGGCGGGACGCCAACTGCGAAAGGCGCCAGCAGCATCGAAGCAGAGATGCGCACTTCAGACCAGCGGCGTTTCTGGATAGCCTGCCCACACTGCGCGGAAGAGCATGTGCCGGTTTGGGAAAACGTCATCATTCCGCAACTGCCTAACGACGCGCCTGCGCGTGATGTCTATGGCCGAGCACGTTGGGAGGATGCCAGCTATCACTGCCCAGCCTGCGGCGCGCAGATCACCGACGACGAACGCATTCTCGCCATTCGCCGCGCCGCCGCCGTGCCACCGCTTTACGGCTGGCGGCCAGAAGTCGAATCGTCTGTCGCCGGATTCAACGCGAACGAATTGCTTTCAATATTTGACGGATCGCGCCTGCCTAATCTGGCGAGGAAGTTTGTCGAGGCGCAACACGAGATGGACGAGGGGCGGCCGGAAGCGATGGTCGTTTTTTGGAATTCGACGCTCGGACTTCCATGGGAATACAAGGGCGAACTTCCCGAGGAAGACGAGCTGCGCGCCCGCGCCGAAGCCTATGCCGAGTGGAGCGTACCGGCCGGCGGGCTGCTGCCGCTGGTGGGCGTCGACGTGCAGCACGATCGTCTCGCCGTCACCGTCTGGGTGGTCGGGCGCGGTGAGGAGATGTGGCTGGCCTACTGGGGCGAGCTGTACGGCCAGACCGTCGTCGCGCATGCCGGCGCATGGGTCGAGCTTGAGCAGCTGCTGCAGCGCACCGTGCGCCATGCCAGCGGCGCGGCCCTGTCGATCGCCGCCTGCGGCATCGACTGCTCGGACGGCCAGACTTCGGACGCGGCGTATTCCTTCGTGCGCAAGCACCACCGGCGCGATCGCCCGGTGCTCGCCCTCAAGGGTGCCAGCGACGACGAAGGCCGCGTCGAAATCTGGACCCCGCCGAAGCCCATCGACCCGAACCACAAGAGCACCAAGGCCAGCCGCTACGGCGTGCAGGTGCATCTGGTGGGCACCGCCAAGGCCAAGGATCTGCTGCTCGGCTGGGCCACCGAAGGCGGGCGCGTGCGCCTCGCCGGCAACGGCGCCGGCCGCATGCACTGGTATGAGGGCGTGCGCGCCGACTTCTACGAGCAGCTGCTGTCGGAGATCAAGGTGCCCAGCCGCAATAACCCCAAGCGCCGCGCCTGGAAACCGCGCACCGACCGCCGGCAGGAAGGCCTCGACTGCACCGTCTACAGCCTCTACATGTCGCGCCACCTGCGCCTGCACCTGCGCCGCCCGGCGCAATGGGATCTGGCCGAACTGCTGCTGCGACAGGGTGCGCTGCTGCCGGAGGCGGAGGCCGAAGCCGTGGAGACGTCTGCACCGGCGCCGAAAGAAGCCGCGCCCGCAAAAGTCGGCGCCTCATCTGCGTCCATGGAGACGGCACCCGAGACGGCCCCCGTGCCCGCCAGCCTCGCCTCGGCGCAGCTGCAGGCCCTGCTCAAAAACCGCTACCTGCAACGCCATGGCCGACCGGGATAGCCTGCAGAGCCTGCTCGATGTCGCCCGGCGCGAGATGCCCGACGTGCCCGACGACGTCTGGACGCGCTTCGCCCTGCTCGCCAGCCTGCGCTTCGCCCGCGCGGAGCTGTACGTCAATGCGCCGCCGCGCAAGCGCGCGCGGCTCGAAATGCTCGCCCAGCTCGATGCTGACCTCGACACCCAGACCATGGCTGCCAAGCTCGGCGTCAGCGTGCGGCGGGCGCAACAGTTGAAGCGGCTGCGCTGACGCGAAATTCTTCCGGTCGTGATTTCGCCCGCCCGCGGCGACCATCGCGGCCATGACTGCCCCCACGACTTTCCGCGCTGGCGATTCCGTCTCCTGGACCGAAGACCTGCCGGCGTATCCCGCCAGTGCCGGCTGGGTGTTGAAGTACAAGCTGCTGTTCGCGGCGGGCGCGGCCAGCGCCTTTTCTGCGGTGGCCTCCGGCGATGCGCATGACGTGTCGCTGGCCGGCAGCACCACGGCGGGCTGGGCGGCCGGTGCCGCCACGCTGGTGTCGTGGGTCGAGAAGGGCGCCGAGCGCGTCACGCTCGACCAGCAGGCCGTCACGATCCAACCCGATCTCGCCGCCGCCAGCACCTTTGACGGCCGCAGCCAGGCGGTCAAGGGGCTGGCCGATGCCAAGGCCGCGCTGGCGGCGTATGTGGCCGGCGACAAGGCCCACGTCGCCGAATACGACATCGCCGGCCGGCGCCTCAAATTCCGCAGCAGCGACGAGATCGTCGCGCTGATCGATTTCTACGAACGCGAAGTGGCCGGCGAACGCGCCCTGGCCGCCGTGCTGCAAGGCGGCTCGCCCGGCCGCGTCTACGCGAGGTTCTGACCATGGGCATCCTGCAGCGGCTGTTCGGCCGCGAAACCCCCGCCGAGCGCGCCGCCTGGCTCGACCAGACCGTGCGCACCGTGGCCAGCGCCGCGCAGGGCGAGGCCCTCGCCGGCCTGCGCACCGCGCGCCGCAGCTTCGAAGCCGCCGAAACGCCGGCCTGGACCGAATCGTGGCCCACCACCGGCGCGCCGATCAACGACGAGCTGGCCCGCCAGTTGCCCACCCTGCGCGCCCGTGCGCGCGGCCTGGCCCGCAATGCCGAGTGGGCCATCGGCTACCTGATCAAACTCGAAGACAGCGTGCTCGGCGAAAACGGCATCCGCCTGCAGATGCGCCTGACGCGCGGCGACGGCACGCCGAACACCGCCGTCAACAACCGCCTCGAAGCCGCCTTCACAGCATGGGGCAAGGCCGCCGAGGCGTCCGGCCTCACCTGGCGCGAAGTCGAGCGCCTCGCGCTCGAAGCCGAAGACACCGACGGCGAGCTGCTCTACCAGTTGCTGCCGGGTTCTGGGCCGTTCGGCTTCCAGATCCGCCTGTGGGACCCAGCGCTGCTCGACGTCAATCTCAACCGCGACTGGCAGGGCCGGCGCGTGCGCATGGGCGTCGAGATCGACAACGCCGGCAAGCCCGTCGCCTACTGGCTCAAGGCCAGCCGGGCGGGCGACACCACGCCCGACCTGGTGGTGCTCGGCAAGCACGTCCGCATCCCCGCCGCGCAGATCCGCCACCGCTTCGTGCGCCACGAGATCGGGCAGCTGCGCGGCTATCCCGAGCTGGCCGGTGGCGCGCAGCGCCTGTGGCTGCTCAAGGATTTCGACACCGCCGCCGCCGTGGCCAGCAGCAACGCCGCCAAGCGGCAGGGTTTCTTCGTCACCAAGGATGGCGAGGCCCCGCGCGGCTTCGCCGACACCATCGTGTCGAGCGTGCTCGAAACCGCCAAGGCCGCCGGCAAGGTGCTCACGCCCGAAGAAGTGCAGGCCATCACCGCCGCCGCCGACAAGTACGCCACCACGCTGCCGGGGCAATACGACACCCTGCCGGTCGGCACCGAATTCCAGAAGTACGAATCCAACTGGCCGAACATCGAGGCCGCAAGCTACACCAAGGGCCACCTGCGCGCGTGGTTCGCCGCGCGCGGCATGTCCTACGTCACCGGCGGCAATGACCTCGAATCGGTGAATTACTCATCGGCCCGCGTCGGCATCGTTGCCGAGCGCGAACACTACAAGACGCGCCAGATGCGCCTGATCGACTGGCTGCACGCCGACGTGTTCGAAGCCCTGCTGCCCTATCTGGTGCTCAAGACCGATGGCCTGCAGCCCGATCGCGTGCCCGCCTACCTCGCCGCCGCCACCTGGCAGCCGCGCCGCTGGCAGGGCATCGACCCGGTGAAGGAAGCCGCCGCCAGCGAGATCAACCTGCGCCTGCGCCTCACCAGCCGCCGCCGCCTGATCCTCGAACGCGGCGAAGACCCCGACGAGATCGCCGCCGAAGTCGCGCAGGAAGAAGAACTCTATGGCGCGCTCGAGGCGGCCGGCACCCCGTTGCCGCCCGATGACAAGGAAGACGACACCACCACCGACACCACCGGCAACAAGACGATTCGCCGCGCCCCGCTCGTTGCCGTGCGGGCGCGAAATTCTTCCGGTCGTGATTTCGCCCCTGCAGAAAGAGACTAACGCCCATGAACAAGACCCGCACCCTTGGCAGCAAGAGCCGCATCGACGGAACGCTGCACCGTTCGCTGCCCGCCACGCTCTCGATCCGCGCGGCGGCGCCCGACCAACCCGACGACGGCCTGCTGCGGCTGCATATCTCGGCCTCGTCCGAAAC